TCCCTGCGCTGTTTGGCCCCGGCCTCAAAAAGAACGCGCTCTACGACTTGATGACCGGGCATGAGACGGAGAAGATCGCTCCCAACGCGGTCTATCAGTGGTATCCCGTGGAGAGGCTGGCGGCTGATATAAATTGGGTTATTCTGCGCAATATCCAGCTGTCACACTTATGCTCGGAAAGGATAGTGATGGAGTACATACGGAGACAGTTTTTCCCGCGTGTCAAAATCGGTCCCATTCGACAGGCGCCACATTATGATGTGCGTTCAAAATATCATGGTGGTTTCTGGTATAGCGGCTGGGAGATAATGGCTTGGATGGAGGCGTTCATTGCCCAAGGTATTCAGCAGCCACGTTGACGAGATCGACCACGATCCGGCATCCGGTGCGCTGACGGTGCGGTGGAAAACCGGCAAGGTTTCGGTATATAAGGACGTGCCCGAGCAGGTGGCGGGGGAGGTCATGCGATCCGCCTCGATCGGGGAAGCCTTGCGCCAGACAGTGCGAGGCCGATATGATCACGCATATCTGGAGGACGACGCATGAGCATCCCGGCAACGATGGTGAAGACCCCGGCCGCGACGATCACCGTCGCCGAGGGCATCTCGACCGACGCTTCCTCCGAGTTCTGGCAGCGCGTCGCCGGCAATGTGTTCATCGTCTATGAGAATGTGCCCTACGCGCTCGGGCAAAACATCCTCCAGTCCAAAGACCCCGACACGGCGATCAAGAGCCAACTGTCGGCCTATCCCAAGAGGGTTGCGGCTGTCTGATGGATGCCCCGGCCAAAGCCTTTGCCGACATGGCGGCCCGTATCGCCAAGATCGATCTGGCCGAGTTTGCCGGGGCTGTGGTGATCGTCCCCCCGGATGGCGAGCCGATCGCGTTTCTCACCACAGAGACGCCTGTTGCTGACATCGTGCAGTTCTGGGCCACGGCAAAAACCCGCGTCGAGATACGGCTGGCGAGCGCGATGGAGAGTGCATCCGCAGGCGACCCTTGGAGAGGCCGGCGATGAGAGAGAAAGGTTGGAGCCAGCGCCGTTGTGAATGAGCGCATGGACGCCCGATAAAGTCTCCGTCTTCCGCAACAGCTTCTACGAATTTCTGAACCACATCCGCGTCTCCTCGAAAGAGAAGGGGCAGATGATCCTCGGCGAGAACCTGTACCTCGCCCAGACCATGTTCTACGAGGCGATCTTCGAGGGCCTCGCGGACGACTGCCACGATTTTTACATCCTCAAATCACGCCAACTCGGGATCACTACCGGAACCCGTGCGCTGTCCCTGTTCTGGATCGGCATGCACGAGGGGTTGCGCGGGTCGATGGTGTTCGACTCCGCTTTCAATACCAACGCCGCCCGGCAGGAGATTGCCGAGACGCTGGACAACCTGCCGGCCAAACTCAAGTTCCCCCGCATCAAACGCAGAACCAGGGACGCCCTGGTGTTGGAGAACGATTCCTGGCTGCTGTTCATGCAGGCCGGGACGCGCAACAGCCGTGCGGGTGGTGGGTTAGGTCGGTCGCTCGGTCTCAACTTCTGCCACGCATCCGAGGTATCGTCCTGGGTCAATGAGGAGGGGTTGACCTCGTTCCGTCAATCCTTGGCGCAGGATTGGGAGAACCGGCTTTATATCTGGGAATCCACGGCTCGGGGATATGAGACGTGGTATCGGCTGTGGAACGAGGCGAAGACCGATCCCCTGCAAAGCCGCACCCTCTTTATCGGCTGGTGGGCCAAGGACAACCAACGGATTGACCAGTCCAATCCCGCCTTCAAGATTTACGGCACCGAGCCTCCGAACAAGAAGGAGATGGACCGTATCAAGGGCGTTAAGGCGCTCTACGGCTACGAGGTAACGCCTGAACAGTTGGCGTGGTACAGGTGGAAAACCGACCCCGGCCGTGATCTGGATGAGGACGACCCCGAGGACAGCAATCTTATCCAGGAGCAGCCTTGGGTCGAAGAAGAGGCGTTCCAGCAGAGCGGCAGCACGTTCTTCATGGCCGACAAGCTGGCGTTAGCCGCCGCGCAGATCGGACGGTTGCCCAAGCCGCAATCCTACAAATTCTGGCCCGGTGAGAATTTTGTCGATTGCGAGATGAAGCCGTCTAACTCCCGCCGCGAGGTCGAGTTTCGCATGTGGGAAGAGCCGGTCACCGATAGCGTTTATGTCGTCAGCGCCGACCCCGCCTTCGGACATGACGAGGCGAACAACTACAGCGCCGTTTCGGTATCGCGGTGTTTCGCCGATGGCATCGATCAGGTGGGCGAATACGCCTCGGCCACCATTCAGCCCCACCACTTCGCTTGGCTGCTGTGGACGCTCGTCGGCTACTACGGAGCCACGAAGCCCAACTGTCGCGTTGTGATGATCTGCGAGTTGAACGGGCCTGGGGAGGAGGTCTGGCGGCAATTCCAATCTACCGAGACAATCGTCCGCACCGGGTATCTCCGCGCCGCAGCGCAGGAGAAGGGTATTGCCGACATCTTCTCTAATTGCAGTCGGTATATCTACGGACGCTCCGACTCGATGGGCGGAGGTAATGTTTGGCAGTGGAAAACCAATTCTCAGAATAAAGTACAAGTAATGGAGGCGTGCCGCAACTATCTCCACAATGGCGTCCTTACCATTCGCTCGCTTGAGATGCTGGACGAGATGCGTTCGATTACCCGAGACGGGGACAAGATTGAGGCGGAGGGGCGTAATCGAGATGATAGGACGTTTGCGCAGGCTCTCGGGGTTCGGGCTTGGGATGAGAAACTGAGACGGGCCTTGATCGCCGGGAAGCGCACGCGGGATGCTGAGCGGGCCAAGCTGTCGATGACGATCCAGGATCAGATGAGCTTGTGGAGCCGCAACACGCTCGACAACTTCTTTGCCGTCAAACAGGCAAGGCGAAGCCAGGAGCAACTAGCCGCATCCCGGTTGGGATGGCGCAACGGTGCCCGGCGCGCACCGGCACAGCGGAGGTGGTAGGATGGCCCGGTTCGTTTGGTACAAATGCCCGGATTGCCAAGGGACGTTTCGTTTCCTGCATCATCCAAGTGACTCCGATCCGCCCGATCGGTGCGAGATGTGTGGCGCATGGATGAGCGATGACGAGCCGGTATTCGTTCCCCAGGCGCCGCTCATTCGCAAATCGGCCTATGCTCAATCGGTCGATCAGACCTATCGGACGATGGAGGAGTCGTCTGCGCAGCGGGCGAATGAGGCTGCCGGCATGCTAGAGGATCAATACCGGGCCGACAACAAAGCCTACGAGGGCGATCCCGCACTGCTTCATGATTTCCAGCGCGATCAGGTCGCCAAGATGAAGTCGGAACTCAAGATCACCGACATGGTGGACCCATCTCAAATGCGCGAGGGGGATACGTCCGTCACGCCAGGGCACTCGGCTGATGTCTCGGCGGCTGCTGCACGGTTGAGTGTCGGGCCGAACCGTCCGCAATTCCAGAACCTCGGCGGTTCAGTCCCAACAACTCCCGGCCCCGGCAGGGGAGCGCATGCGGCGATGACCGGGCATACCGGATGGCAGGATGGCACGGCCCCAGTTGTCAACACACAGCATCAGGCAAGGGCGGCGGCTTTTGCGGCGCGCGGCGAGATGGGCCGGCATACCGGATAGGTGAATCATGAGGCTCCCGACCCGAGACACGATCCGCCTTGCCACATGGGCGCGGCAGGTCATCGACGATTGCCGCAGCAGCCAGGGACAGAGGGCGGCGGCCTATCGTCAATACGGGCAATGGATCGAGACCGGCCGGGCCTCAGGCGGGTTGGCTTTGGCAAACCTGATCTATTCGCACAACGACCGGGTTGCCTCGCATCTGTTCAGCCCCAGCGAACTTCGCTGCGCTGTGGATTACGAGAGCAAGGTTCCCCCCGAATGGCTGTTGAAGGGCGAGGTTGCCGCAAGGGTCATATCCCGCGAATGGGAGAGGAAGAACACCGACATCCTGTTCGGGCACGGGGTCAAGGAGGCTTTGAACTACGGGGCCTGCTTGATGAAGCAGCTCGCCGCCCGTTCGTCGGATGGGGGAGTTCAGTATCGCGGTGCCCGTTTGGTGATGCCGTGGGCGATGGGCGTCTATGACGAGGGGGTAAACGACCTCTCCGAGCAGGAGGCCTTCGTCGAGACGGTCTGGATGACGAAGCACGAGGTATGGAGAAGGGTGAGGAATCTCCCCGAGGCCGAACGGCTTTACAAGCGCATCCTCGGCAACGCTAAGCACGAGGACGGGAGCGGGGTGCCGACGAGTTTCATGCACCAGGTTCTCTCGACCGCCGTGCTCAATACCAATCTGCAAAACATGACACAACCTACTCCGGGAGGCATTGTCCAACTCACCAACGACCCCAACTTCGCGACACTCGGCCCCCAGGTTTCGGCCGAGATGTTCCCGATGCACGAATTGTGGGTCAAGGACGACAACCGGCCGGGAGAGGATTACACGACGATCCAGTTCTTTGAGCCTGACATCATCGTGGCTCCGCTGTTCAAGCACACCAATCTGTTCGTCCCCGAGGAGCATCCATACACGCTGATCCAGCCCAACTTCGTTGCGGGGTATTTCTGGGGCCGGTCGGAGATCGTTGACCTGATGATGCTACAGGCGTGGCTCACCGAGCATCTGGACGACGCCAAGAGGTTGATGGGTCAGCAGATCGATAAAATCCTCGCCTTCATCGGCATGGACGGGATCACCGACGAGCAGTACGCGGTGTTTCGCACCTCGGGGTATATGGGCATGCCGCCCAATACGGATGTGAAAGACCTGACCCCCAAACTCCCCGAGCAGATGATCCCTCTCATCGGCGAGATCATTCAGATGATGAACCTCGTCTCCGGGTTCCCTCCGGTTATGACCGGGCAGGGCGATCCAGGTGTTAGGTCAGGCAATCACGCCGACACGTTGATGAAAACCGGCAGCCCACGGTTGCGCGATCGGTCCCTCCTGGTCGAGCGTCAGTGCAACGACGCCCTGGATACGACGCTATCGCTGTTGCAGGCCAAGGACGCCCACGAATATATGATAGACCCGGCCCACGAGGAGACTGGGTTCCTCCTCGCGCAACTCCCGGATGACCGGAGGATCACGGTCGATTCACACTCGGGCAGCCCGATCTATGTGGACGATCAATTGCAGCTTCTCAGCTTCTCGCTGAAGGCCGGGATCATCACAGGGGAGAGCTTCATCGAGCAGTCCCCCTTGAAGCACAAGGACATCCTGATCCAGCGTCTGAAGGCCAAGGAAGCCGAGCAGATGAAGATCATGCTGGAGCACCCGGAACTGCTGTCAGGCACGTCGTCAAAGGCGAGAAGGGCGGGGATTAGCCAAGCGGCCGAGGGCGGGGGTTTGAGCAATGGGTTGGGGGACGTGGCGAAGCACTAGGGAATTTCCCATCAAGACACGATTCACGAATTGCATTAAGCCTCGATGCGCAATCCCTTAATCCATTCCGACAGGTCGGATCGATCGTAATAGATACGCCCGACACGGGCGTAGTATGGCGGTCCCTTCTTGGCCTTACGCCACGCGCACAAGGTTGGCGGGGCTATGCCAATGATCCTGGCCGCCTCTTTGGCGGGGACCATCTCGGAGTGATCGTGACCGTTAGCCATCGGCTCTTATCGTAACGGCGTTTCAATGAGACTGCAATAGTGGCGTTTGGGGTGATTTGCTCCCACTAGGTAGGACAGCCAGATGCATTCGTCTCTCGTCCTTCTGGGATTGGTCGTCTGGCGGGTTTAACCCTTGAGATGGAGGCAGACATGCCCGTTCGCAATCGCAGCCGCAAGCACCGCCGGAAGTAATCCTGTGCGGTTTAAGCGGAAGCCCGCTCACAAGCAGATTCCGCAGCGCCGGCCATGCCCGAAGGTATGACCGACGCGCCGGGAGCAGCGCCGCCTCCGGGCGGGGCTGCTGCCCCTCCCCAGCCCCGTCCGGCTGGCGGCGCAGGCGGAGCGACCATGCCCACCCCGAATCAGGGGATGGAGGCGGCGGCGCTCGCCAAACTTGCCGTTCACGTACAGGCCATTTCCCTGATCGGTGGGGTTCTCCCTGCCGGGTCGGACGCGGCCAGAGATATTCGCGAGGCTTTGAACAAGCTCGCCAAGCACGTTCCCCCCGGCGCCGTGAGCCAGGGGCTTCAGATGTCCGAGGCGCAGCGCTCTTTGATGCAGCAGCGCCAGATGGGGCCGCAGATCGCCGCGATGCGCGCGGCTCAGCCGGGAATGCCGCCGGGTGGTGCCGCTCCTCCGCAACCGCAACAAGCCGCATAAGGAGCCAGAGATGGCAACCGACATCTTCCGCGATCCGACCAAGAGCCTGCCCAAGCAGGACAGCCAGATCGTCCGCGTCCCGATGGACCAGATCGATCTCGGCGGGCGCAAGAGCCATTTGCCGGGCAATCCGAAGTCCGGGTCGCTCGCGATTCAGCATGTGCCGAACTCCGGCTCGAAGCACTGAGGTTTGATCGATGGCGACACACGAGATCGACGAGAACGATTACGCCGAGTTCCAGCGGCTGCGCGAGGTCGCGACGCTGATCCAGAAGAACCCGGAGGCGACTCGTCGGTTGCAGGAAGCCGTGGCGATTGCCGCGCCCGAGCGGATTGGCCCCGAGATTCGCATCCGCAATGAGGTCAACGAGAAGTTCTCCGGCATCGAGAAGAAGCTCGACGAGTTCCTTTCGGGCCAGGCCAAGGAACGCGAGGAGCGACAGGCGGAGAGCGCCAAGCGTGAGCTTGAGGGCCGATGGCTGAAGGGCCGGGCGGCTCTGAGGGATGCCGGCTATAACGACGAGGGTATCGGCCACGTCGAGAAGCTGATGGAGGAACGCGGCGTCGCGGACCACGAGGTTGCGGCGGCGTTTTTCGAGCGCGAGAATCCTCCGCCGGAGCCTGTGTCCACGGGCAGCTCGCGCTGGGATTTCTTCAACATCCCCAAGGACGATGTGAGCCTCGACGCCTTGATGAAGGGCGACGAGGAGTCGTTTCTGCGCAACGCGATCCCGGCGGCGATCAAGGAAGTCCGGGGCCGCTGATGTCGATTTTCCAAACCCCCGCTCCGCCGAAGGCCACGCCATCGATGCCGGCGCGGGGATCGCTTACCGGGCGCAAGGACGCGCCGCCTACTGCCGATCGCGGTACCAGCGTTCGGCATGTGCCGAACAAGTAAGAGCGGAGACGATAGATGCCTTTGCCCGGCCAGGGTGCGGTCCCCACGGGGTCGCTTTATACGGAGCTGAGCGCCGTCACACGCAGGGCATTCGTGCCTCGCTTGTTCGTTCAAATCTACTTCGCCTCACCGGCGCTGTTCTTCCTCCTCGGGGGTGCGCAGCGGGCAGCGGGCGGCTTGAGCCAGGTGACGATCCCCGTGCAGGGGCAGTCGATGGTTCAGGGTCAGTTTACCGGCTACGGCGGTGGGTTCAACTCGCCCGTGATTACGCCGGGTGTGCAAAACCTGCAATTCCCACTGGCCTATTGGGTCGTCCCGATCCCCTTGCCGTTTGGCGAGACGGTGATCCAGGCGACCGATCGCGAGATTTCTCTGCTTAAGGCACGCATGAACGATGCATGGTCCGTGACCGTGCAGAACATGGGCGGCTTGCTGTTCAGCAACAACACGGCGAACTCGCTTCAGCCCAACAGCTTCTACGATGCTTTCGACGATGGCACGAACGTCACGACCTACGGTGGCGTGAACCGGACGGCTCCGGGCAACACGTCTCTCAAAGGTCAGTACTTCGTCGCATCGTCGGCCTCGGGCAATGTCGGTAACGTAGGCTACAAGCGCACCACGATGTCCAACTCGCTGATTACGGTCGGCGATGCGGCGGGTGGTGAGGCACCGACCTGCGTCATTATGAACCCGGCGGACTTCGCTACCTTGAACACCGACTTCATCGGGACAGAGGCGACGTTCAACCGGCCCGGCCAGGAATACTCGATGGGAACGCCGATCCGGTCGTCCTTCCCGAACCTGAACGTGGCAGGTGTGCCGATATTCAACGATCACTTCTGCCCGGTCGGCAACGCCTACTACGTCAACACCAAGTACACGAATATGTACGGGTCGGAAGACGCGATGTTCGATTTCTCCGGCTTCTACTCGCTGGTGCCGATCGGCCAGATCGGACAGCAGGGTGTCGTGGTCCTCGGATACAATGTCCTGACGGCCAAGCCGAGCGCGAACGCGCATGTGACCGGCATCGCGAATCCGTCGTCCACGTTCTGATCGGATGAGGTAACAAACAATGGCTGGTTGGCTTTCTGGTCCTGGGCAGAATCTGCCGATCCCGTCGCTTTATCCGGCATCGCTGGTCAATGGGGCGATCGATCCGGCAGGCACGCGGGTAACGCTGGCACCTGGGCAATCTCTCCTGATCCCGCGAGGGGTGTGGGCGATCGATCTTTCCAAGGTCGGCGTCATTCAGGTACTCGACCCGATCACGCAGACCTGGCAGATCGAGTCTTCCTACAATCGCGGCGGCAACAACACCGTGACGAGCGATGGTACTAACATCCGCGTCGCCAACATGACCGGCTGCGCGATCGGCGCGGTGGTTACGACAGCGGGTTCCGCCTATGTTGCGGGCAGCACGACGGTTACGCCGAGCGCCGGCAACTCGCAGTGGACGGCTGTCGTGGGTGGGTTGATCAACGTCACGATCAGCGTCTCCGCAGCGGGTGCGGGCTACACGGTTCCCCCGCTGGTGTTCATCCCGCCGCCCCCGCAGCCGGGTGTGCAGGCGACGGCCATCGCGGTCATCTCGTCCGGCACGGTGTCGAGCATCACGGTCGTCAATCAGGGCGCCGGGTATCTCACGCCTCCGGTGCCGCAGATTTATCCCAATCCGACCGACCCGGCCTATATCTCTGGGGCAATCACCTCGAACGCGACGGCGGTCACGACGCTGGTTGGCTCGGGAACCCTGGCGGCGGTGCTCTGCAACAATCCGGGGTCTTCGTTCTCGACCGTTCCCTCGCTGACGATTGCCGGTGCCGGGACTTCGGCGGCGGCGACGATCGTGCCGATGTGGACGATCACAGGTGACTCGATCACCAACGGTGGCGCTGGGTACTCGGTGTTGAGCGAGATCACGACAGTCGGCGGCGTCCCGAGCGCGACGCCTGCCTATCTCAACCCGGCGGTCGAGCTTACGGGGTATCTCCCGCGCAAGGCATCGATCGGCGTCGCTGCTGTATCGGGTGGCACGATCACCACGATTGGCACGATCTATGACGGCGGGTTGTTTGCCGGTACGCCGACTGTTTATGTCGCGGGTGGCGGAACCACTTCGGCCACGATCGGGGTTACGCTCGGCTCGGCCAACGCCACGATCTTCATGGCGCAGGTCGGCGGTTAAGTCTCCTGATCCCGTGAAAGGGGAGGGTTTGTATTTGGAGGTCTAGGTGCTCACGTCATACGAGACAATCACCTCGGCGCTCTTGCAGGCCCCTTCCTCCCCGATCCCGCTGATCCCGACAGCGACGATTGACACCTACATTAACGAGGCCCGGCAGCAAGTCGCCGCGCAAGGCGTGTGCATCCGCAACTATGCGGATTTGACGCTGGTCATCGGGCAACAGCAGTACAACTTCTCCACGATCACCGGCTTGGCGACGGGTGTGGCCGGCGTGTTCAACGTCCGCCAGCTTTGGCGGCAGAACGCGGGGGGTTACAAGTGGCTGATCTCTCGGCCATTCGAGTTCTTCGGCCTTTACGCGCTTAACAGCCCGGTCCCGGCGAACGGGCAGCCGAGCCAGTGGTCGCAGTTCGGCCAGGGGACGAGCGGCAACATCTTCGTTAATCCCGCCCCTGATTTTGGCTATGCCTGCAAGGTTGACGCACTCTGCACGCCGATCGATCTGGTGGACAATACGACAGCAGAGGCCATCCCGCCGATCTGGACGCTGGCTGTGCCGTTCTATGCGGCGTGGATCGGATTCCAGTCGCTTCAGCGGTCATCGGACGCGGACAAGATGTTGGAGCGGTTCACGCAGCAGATGGCATTTGCCCGCAATGCCGCCGATCCCAATCTGTTGCCGGAGAATTGGGCACAGTCGCCTGACCAGATGCAGGCCAACCGGCTCGGCATACAGCAGAAGGCCGGCTGATGCTCAACAGCTACCTCCAGCAAGTTCAATCCTTCGTCCGCGACCGGGCGCAAAAGGAGCTTAACCCCGAGGATTTGCGCGTCTTCATCAATCGTGCTAGGCGCGAGGTGGCTCTACGAACTCAGTGCGTTCGCGTCCTCACGCCGATGTCAGGGGCCATCGTCAGCATCAATATCACCAACGCCGGCACGGGGTACACGGCTCCTGTTGTGACGATCTCCGCCCCGGACCAGCCGAACGGAGCGCAGCCGTTTCCCGCAGGCGCACAGGCCACAGCGACGGCGCAGATTATCCTTGGCTCGCTCAGCAACATCGCCGTCAACTTCGGCGGCTCGGGATACACGTTCCCCCAGGTCACGATCACCGATCCCACAGGGACAGGGGCAACAGCCACGGCCAACGTGCAACCGATCAACGTCACCCAGGCGTCGCAGGAGGTCTACCCGTTCTCCGCCGTGCCGCTCAACATCTTCCCTGGCGTGGGGGAGATTATCTTCGTCCGATCGGTCAGCTTCATTTACGCCAACTACCGCTACAGCCTGCCGTGCTACCCGTTCTCGACCTACCAGGCGTTCATCCGCCAGTACCCGAGGCAATACCTCTACGTGCCGACGATGTGCGCCCAACTCGGACAGGGCAGCAACGGCTCGCTCTACATGTATCCCATTCCCTCGACGATCTATCAGATGGAATTTGACTGTTGCTGCCTACCCAAAGATTTGGAGGATGATAGTTCATTCGAGGCGATTGCCGATCCTTGGACAGATTGTGTCCCTATGGGAGCCGCCATCTATGCTTACGAGGAGATGCAAAACCTCAACGCGGCAATGTATTATCGCAAGAAGTTCGACGACTATTGCAACAGATACTCGGCATACACCCGGCCGGGCAGAGTGACTAACATTTATGGAAAATGGTGATGTCGGACGGCGGCAACATCTCGCTTCCCGGCAAGCCCGCCGACACGCCAGGGCTGCCTGAGAATTTCCATCCGATCAATTTCGAGAAGTTCGAGACGCTGAACACCAAGCCGTCTCGCCCGGCGATTGGCGCGGGCGAGATGTTCTGGTGCGATGGCTGGTTCCCGATTGGGCCGAGCAACCTTCGCATCCTGCCGGGGATCGGGCCGGACATCTACACGGCCCCCGCTGGGATGACGATTGTCTGGTTCGCGTTCGGCAATGTCGGCGATGTGCCTTACGCCACTGTGTTGTTGTCGGACGGCTCGATGATCGCCGTCAACCTCAACACCAATGCGACATCGACGATCATGCCGGCGGGGACGATTGCAAGTCCGTCAACGGTGCAGGGGTTTACGCAGTTCGGCAGCGAGGAGTTGGTGTTCGCCAAGGATCAGACAAACGGGTACTGGCTTTGGGATGCCAACAACCTGTTTACCGCAGGCGGGGTTGGCCCCGAGGTCTCCATCGCGAACGCCGGGAAGAACTATACGAGCCTGCCGACGATCTCGTTTCAGACGACAGGGAGCGGGACATCGGCGACGTTCGTTGCGGAGATCAGCAACGGGGCCGTGACGAAGATCACGACGACGAATCCGGGGACAGGGTTCGGTGTTGATGATTTCATCAACCTCTACATCAGTGGGGGGGGAACCGACGACAGCGCGATTGCTACACCGACTGTCAGCGTCAATACCGGCGGGGTGCAAGAGGTCGTCATCGTCGATGGCGGGCATGGCTATACCAGCCGGACGAGGGTCATTTTCAGCGCTGCGCCTGGCAGCGGGGCGAGCGGGGCTGTCTCGATAACGAACGGGGCGATCACCGCAATCGCGATTATCAATCCGGGCACGGGGTACGCAGTCCCGCCCACCGTTAGCATCGACGATCCCGGCATACCGGGCAGCCCTTCCATCCCTGGTGGGTCTGGTGGCGTCGCGGTTTGCACCGTGGCGTTCGGCCAGATTACCTCGATCGGGGTCAATTACGGCGGCACGGGGTATCGGGCGCCGCCGATTGTCTCGATCATCGGCGATGGCACTGGAGCAACTGCTGTTGCTCAAATGGAATCAGGGGTTGTAACCGCGATCATCATGCAGACCTACGGCCAGGGGTACAGTAAGGCGTTGGTTCATTTCAGTGGTGGGAATGACGGGGCCGAGGCGACGACGTTCCTGATGCCCTATGGCATCTCAGGGACAGCGTCTGAGGTTTATCAGGGCCGGGTGTGGATCACCAACGGTGGGGCCACAGCATCATTTCCCCCGAGGGGCAGGACGATCTTCTCGTCGGCTGAATCGGCGGTGGATTTTGGCGACAATGGCGGGGCGTTTGTCTCGACCGACTCATTCCTCCGTGTCGGGTATCATTGGCTAAAGCAAACCAACGGGTTCCTCTATCTCGGGGGTGATTCATCGATCAACTATATCTCCGGGGTTCAGACCAGTGCGCCGGCCACGACAGGCGGGGCAGCGAGCGTGCCGGTGACGACGTTCAGCAACGTCAACGTCGATCCCCAGCTTGGTTCTCCCTGGCCGTCTAGCGTTCAGGTGTTCTCCCGCAACATCGTGTTCGCCAACACGATCGGGGCTTTCGTGTCCTACGGAGGGGCTGTGTCCAAGGCGTCTCTCCCGTTGGATGGGTTTTACTTTACCGGGCCGATCTACAGCGCGACGGCCAATTTCTCCTCCGCTGTGGCAAATATCTTCGGCATCCCGGTTTACATGCTTCTCCTGCCAACGATCGATCAGTTGACGGGGCAAACCGTTAATAAGCTGCTGATGTGGGATGGCAAGAAGTGGTTTACGTCGCAACAGGATCGTCCATTAACTTATATCTCGACGTATGAGATCAATTCTGCTCTGACGGCATGGGGGACGGACGGGACGCATCTGTTCCAATTGTTCGCCCAGCCCTCGACCGGGTTTACCAAGCGGGTGCAATCCAAGCTATATGCCGACCCGGCCTATTGGCTGACCAAGACGGCGAGAAGCCTGACGCTGGTAGCGCAGAGTTATGCCCTCGATAACCCTCTGACCGTTTTCATCGACAACGAGAACGCCCTGGGGTCGGGGAACGCGGAGATTACGGTCACGCCGAGCGCGGGGTTGTTGACATGGACGAACAATGTCGGGCAGCCGATCGTGTGGACGAATAACGCAAATCAGCCGATTGTGTGGGGTGCTCCGGGGTTGGCGGTGATGGGTCCGTATCCGGTGGGCCAATCCGGTAGGATGATCGGGTTGACGATCGAGACCGACGCCTCTGATCTGTCTCTCTTGTCGGTGATGCTCAGCGAGCAGGTTTACACGGCGAATGTCTAGGAACGATTGATGGCCTTCACATACACCTTTGCAGCGGTCACGGCGGCCACTGGGGCGCAGCTAGACGCCAACTTCAACGCGTCGGGGTTGTTGGGCACGCTCCCCTGCACGGTGTCGGGCACCAACGCGCTGATCCTGACGGCGCTGACGACGCCAACGGTTCCCTCGCCTCCTATAGCTCTACAGGCGCAACTGCGCGTCTCAGGGATCGCGACCGGGACCAATACCGGGGCAACGACGGCGAATGTCTCGGGGACCGGAGCTTTGGCGGTCTACAAGGACACGGCTTCCGGCCCTGCGGTTTTGTCCGGTGGGGAGATTTTCGTCGGCAACTACATCGTCCTCACCTACGACGCGGCGCTCAATACCGGGTCTGGCGGGTGGCACCTTGAGACGCCTCTGATCGCGGGCGCGCCGACAGGGACAGCCGGGGGCGATTTAAGCGGCAGCTATCCCAACCCGGCGGTTGCCAAGATCAACGGTGTGGCGCTCGGCTCGACGACGGCAACGGCTGGCAATCTGCTCGTAGGATCGGGATCGGCATGGGTCTCCGTGCCCGCGAGTGGCGATGCTTCGCTCGCCTCGACCGGAGCGGCTACGGTTGTCAGCCTCCGGGGAAGCACGGTTGTCGCCCCTACGTCATGGACGCCAACCGACAATTCCGGGGCTGTCCTGTCGTTTACATCGGTCAGCGCGAACTACTCCAAGATCGGCAACATGGTGTTCGCTTATTTCACGCTGACCTACCCTGCAACAGCGGACACGTCGAACGCCTCGATTGCGGGTCTGCCGGTGGCTGTTCCCAACCATCCCTATGCGGCCGGCCCTGCTGCGTGCTCCGTGAGCGGCGGGGCGATAGCCGTTATCCTCTCGCCCACCGTCAGCACGTCAACCGCCGCGTTTACAAATCACGCGACGGCAGCGGCTGTTACGAACGCCAATCTCAGCGGCCTGACGGTAAAGGGCATGCTAATCTACCCGGCGGCGTGATGAGCCTCGCCAATCTTTTCAACATCCCCCATTCCGAGGAGGATTTGCAGGTCTTCTCGTTCAGCAATATGGACCAGCACCGGCAGATCGTGGATGCAGTTACGAAGCAGCGGTTGACGCTGTATCCGCTCGATCCTATTCCAACGCAGGATGCCCGGACTTGGCTGATGATCCATCAACAGGCGCACGTCGAGTTCACGTCGGCGTTAGGGATTGCCGGGGTTGACCTGACGGCGGTAGATTTCCACGACCCGGAGCAGATGGCGAGTTGGATACGGCTTCATGCCGACGAGCACATGCAAGCGGCGAACAAATTGGGCCTGAGATAAATGCTGACACGCACGACCGACGCAGATGCGATCAACTCGATCCTCAACCATCCATCGGTGCGCCCAGACGTGGCGGAGCCGAAGGACGGGGTGCTGGACCTCGCGGCTGTAGCGGCAAATCCGGCCAATATATTCCTGGTCGGCGAGCATGGCGGCTTTGTCATCTTCAAATACGACGTCGGGATTTACGAGGTCCATACGGCCATTCTTCCCCAAGGTCGGGGAGAGTGGGCCAAGCAAGCCTCGGCCGATTGCGTCAACTTCATGTTCACGCATACCGACTGCGTTGACCTGATTACGCGCGTTCCGCAGGGGCACATCGCGGCCAAGGCGCTGACCGAGATGAACGGGTTTCGCCACGAGTTCACGACTCCCCCGGACACGCTGTTCCGCGAGCGACTGGTGCCGTGCCACATCTATTGCCTGACGATCCATGAGTGGGCAAAGCGCGTCGAGGGCATGGAAGGGCTGGGGGCCGCGTTCCACGAATGGCTGACGGCTCAGGTTGGAGAGGGGGCGCCGCACGAGCCTGACGAGGCCCACAACCGGGTTGTTGGAGTGGCCTTGGCGATGGCTCAGTCGGGGCAGGTGGCAAAGGGCGTTGTGTGGTATAATCGCTGCTCCCTAGCCGCGAGGCACCCGACGATCGGGCTGTTGGGTCTCGACCCGCCACAGATCAGGTTCGATGCGGGGGTTTTGACGGTGACGCCGCAGGGATTGCAATTCTCTCGTCCTCATTGAAAGGTTGGAGACAGCACCGATGACGTGAGGAGCTTCACGGATTACGAGCCGCCGAGCACCTGCCATTTCGGGATCATTTCGGGTGCGCTGGCTGGTGGCCTATTGGAGCTTGGCGTCGGGGCGGCGACGGCTGACGTTCTCGGTGGTATTGGCGGGAGTTTGCTGACCGGGATCGGCGGCAGTGAAATCCTGGCCGGGATTACCGGCGGCGATCCGATCAAGGCTCTGGAATCCGGGGCAATCTCGGGCGGCATCGGGGGAATAGCGGGTGCTGCACTCGGCCCGGCCGGGTTGGGGTTAAGCTCTACCGTCGCGCAAGGCATCGGCGGCGCTCTCGGTGGTGGTGCAGGGGCTTTTGCGACAGGGTCAAACCCGATCACGGGGGCTTTGACCGGCGGTGCGCTGGGTGCGCTTGGAGGCGCGTTTGGCGGTGGCGGCACGACGGCACCATCTACTACGGTGGCAAGCGCGCCTGCGACGGGAGGGGCGGCCTCTGCCGCCTCGACGTCGGGAATATCAGCCGCTGGTGGTGCGCCAGTTGATTTGACGGCGGGTCTAAGCGGCGGTGGGGGTGGGATCAATGTTCAGCCGTTGAGCAACATGGCTGCTCCGGCTGGCGCAACCGGGGGCGTCTCGGGAGGAGGTAACGTGGATTTCACTGGCGGTGGCGACTTCGGCGGGACAGGCATCATCACGCCGCAAACCCCCAACTCGACAGGCGGGTTGAGCGGGATGGGATCGAACATCCTCGGGTTCTTCGAGAAGAACCCCGGAGCCTTAATCGCCGGGGGATTGCTCGGGGCAAACATGCTGATGGGCGACAAGCCCCTCCCGGCTGAGGCATCGATCCAACAGGCCGCAGGCGAGGCGCAATCGCACGCCAACGTGTTGCAGGCATACCAGACGAGCGGAACCTTGCCTCCGGGGTTACAGTCTCTTGTTGACCAACAGACATCCTCGGCGGAGGCGGAGTTGCGCTCCAGCTTCGCCAAGAGTGGCCTGTCCGGTTCGACGATGGAGGCCGAGCAGCTGGGCCAGTTGAAGCGAGCCAAAGCGGGGCAAATCGCGGCACTGGCGGACAATCTGGCAAAACAGGGCATCCAGTGGGCGGGGTTGTCGGCGCAGGAGATGGGGCAGTTGCTCACCGCTCAACAGGCACAGGATACCGCATTCACGCAGAGCCTTGGTCTGTTTGCCGGTGGCCTGTCGGGGTTGCGTGGCTCAGGGACAGGGACGGCGTAAATGCCCGAGGCACAACCGACGCCCGATCAGTATATCGAGCCGCCACCGGCCGGGTATATGGGCGGGCCTATGGGTACGCCGAGCGATACGTTTGGTTTGCCGCCTCGTCCTGCGCCTTCACCGCAAGCGCCTACAGGGCCGCCTGACGAGGTTATTCGGCCGCAGGGTGGGCAGTTGCCGATGAGGCAGGTCGCGCTCAACACCAATGCGATGAGTCCGGGGTATGGGTTTGACTCCGATGCGAAGCCTGCGCCGCCGCAGGGAGAGAAACCAGCATCACCACAAGAAGGGGCATCTCCGGGGGAATATCCCGCATATCTGGACCAACTGATCATTAGCCGGGAAAGGAGTGGGCCGGCAGCCGTTTCTCCCAAAGGCGCGGTTGGTATAAATCAGATCATGCCGTCAACCGCCGCTGCTTACGGGGTCAGCCGGGACAAACTTCTTGACCAGAAGGTTAACATGGCTCTCGGCAACAAAATCCGCCGCGATCTGTGGGAGAAGTATCACGATCCTGTAGCGGTGATGGTCGCCTATAACGCGGGGCCAAAAACCGCAGATCGTTGGCTTGCGGCGGGGAGAGACCCCGGTGTTTTGCCGGCGGAGACACAAAAGTACATCGGGTTGCCGGGGGACGCGGGGCTAAAGTCATGGGCGACAAGTGAATCCCCCGAGTTGAAGGCCCGTGGCGATGCGATCATGGCCGAGGCGGACCAGATGCGCGATCGGCACGTCTCCGCTATCAGCGAATTGATGGCGCAGGCTAATACGGCCCCGGCTGGGTCAAAGGCTAGAGACGACGCCATTGCCGAGATTCGTGAACGCGAGCATCGCTACAGTCTGGACTACGAGCGGATTTCGATGCACCCGCCGCCGATGAAGCCGGTGGATGCCTTGGCTAACTTCGGATCGGCTGGCACGATTATCGCGTTGATCGGCGGGTTGTTTGCTCGCCGGCACATGACAGCGGCGCTCGGGGCTGCTGGTAAGGCGATGCAGGCGATCAACCAGAACAACTATGACGAGTGGCAGCGCGAATATAAGGTGTGGGAGCAGCAGAGCAGAACCGCGCTCGATATGGTTAAGATACAGCACGACGAGTTGCGCGATCTTATCGACGACAAGAAGATGTCGTTTGATGAAAAGAACCGCACAATCCAGACGGCTCTTAGTGCGTTGGGGATGACGCGCCTATCGGAAGAGATGGCGTTGGGGGCGCACGAGAAGGTTTATGGTGAGGTCGCTGGGTTGGAGAAGGCGCACTCGGCGGCGGCACAGAGCAGGCTTGCATTGCAACTGTCGGTAGCAGGCCCGTTGGAGGCCAAGTATCTCTCGGAGGGAATGCCCCAGGCCGAGGCTCATGCCAGGGCATTTCGGGAGGCTAACATTACGAAGGATCAGCCGGTCGCCAAGGTGGTAGAAGGTAAGGTTGAAGATGAGGCAAAGCGCCTTAATACAGCATGGGATGCCGCCCATCCGGGGGCGTCTGACGCTGAAAAGGCCGAGGCGCATCACAAGAACGATTTGGCCGCACGAACCGAGATGGCGCTTGCGACGGCCAAATCTCCGACCGGGAATTTGAGCGAGGATTCGGTGAAGCTGCTGGCGAAGCAGTACGAGATGGGCGATATGGGGGTGATCACGTCGCTGCCGCGTGGTGGGCCTGGGCGTATCCAGGTCGAGAACCAGATCGCCGCTGATCTGAAGGATATGCCAGACGCGGCGTCGCAGGTCATAATGAACCGCCTGCGCATGGCCGAGGCGAAAGCCGCCGCCACCACGGCGGGGCGGATCACCATGAACACGGAGGTTTACTCCAAAGAGGCGGCGGGGGCGGGCCAGCAGGTCATTGAGACCTCCAAGAAGTTCCCGCGCACCAACTACCCGAAAATCAACGAGGCAATCCAAGCCTACAATCTCCATACGGGCGACCCAAACATCATTGCGTTCGGCGCGGCGATGAGCGCGTTCATCAACGCCTACGGCAAGCTGTCCAATCCGACAGGGATAGGTGTTCACGACGCCGACAAGGAGAGGATCACCAAAATCCTCGATACGCGGTTGTCGCAGGGACAAATCGAGGCGGGCGTGGAGCAGGTCATCAAAGAGGGCGTCGTCGTCTCCACTGCGGCCCGTCAGGCACAGGAAGAGGTGCTGGGGCATATCATGCCGCATCAGCCGGGAGCGGCGGCGGCAGCGCCCCCGGCAGCGCCTACCGCTACTGCCCCGCCCCTTCCCAATGCACGTCAAGCCCCGGATGGTCATTGGTACGTGCCCGCTCCTGGTGGCCCCGGCAAATATCTGCGGGTTGACCCCTGATGCCCACGCTTACCCCTGTCGAGGGCGACCCCTTCGCTGCCGCTTCGCCCGCACCCAGCGGTGGGCCGAAGTTGACGCCGGTTGAGGGTGATCCGTTTGCCGCTCCTGCCGAACCGCAGACGACCGCTGGTGGGCTTGCTGCCGCCGCCGGGCGAGGTCTAGCCCCGATTGCAACTGGTGCGGCTATCGGGGCAGGTATTGGGTCTATCGTGCCAGGTCCAGGAACGGCATTAGGGGCAGCGGCGGGGGGCGGCGCGGTTCTCCTGACTGATTTGGCATCAGCGGTATATAGGCCGTTGGCGGAGCAATTCGGTTGGCCCAAGGTTGCCTCGCCGCAAGAGATGACCGATCGCGTTCTCGATATGGCTGGCGTTAAGCGGCCAAGCACTGGAATAGAACGAGGGGTTGAGGCTGCTACTGGCGGTGCCGCCGGGGCATCGGCTGGCGCAAAACTGGCTGGCGAGATTGCAGGCAGGGCAGCAACTCCGCTTGTGAGGGCTATTGCAGGCCGAGCCGCCGAGAAGCCGGGGGTACAGATGGCATCTGGCGCGCTGGGCGGTGCGGCAGGCCAAGCGGCGGCGGAAGCAGGTGGTGGTCCTCTAGCGCAGTATGCGGCATCAACTCTTGCAGGGTCTTTGCCGTATGCCCCGACAGGAGCGCGGGCGGCCATTGCGACTGACGCACGCCCGGCTGCATTGGAGGCGCGTAAATCTGGCTATGTTTTGCCTCCGGCAGCTATCAGCGAGAAGCCGGGCCTTATCTCAAGCATGTTGGCTGGGTGGGGAGGGAAGATTAAGACGCAGCAAGCGGCCTCTGATCATAACCAGACCGTGACTAACGGCTTGGCGGCGCAAGCACTCGGACTGCCGGGGGATACCGTCTTAACGGATCAGGTTTTCCAAAATCTGCGGCAGCGGGCCGGGAGCGCTTACCAAGCTGTTGCCAATGCGATGCCCAACATTGCCGCCGATCCGACATACCAAGCTGAGATTGCGGCGCTCAGCGGCGCGAATAGCCAAGCGCATCAGCTTTTCCCCAAGATCACCAAAAATCCAGGCATCAAGGAGTTGATCGACGACCTTCAGGCCAACCCGCAGATGCCGACGCCGGCTGCGGTCGAGATCGTGAAGGAGCTTCGGTTCAATGCGAACGCCAACATGAAGGCTCGCGATGATCCGAGCCGTTTGGCGCTTGGCATGACGCAACGGCAGGCCGCCGATGCGATCGATGCTCTCATGGAGCGCAATATCACAGCATCTGGGCAACCTGATGTTGTCAGCGCCTATCGTCAAGCACGGCAGTTGATCGCCAAATCCTATGATGTCGAGGGGGCAACCAACTCGGCAACCGGCGATGTGAATGCCAGGTATATTGCGGGATTGGCGGCGAAGGGGCGACCGCTCACGGGGGAACTTGACAAGATTGCTAATACCGCAATGGCCTTCCCCAAGGCGATGATGCCGCCAGCCGGATTTGGCTACAATGATCAGTGGAGTGCTTTGGACTTCTTTGGGGCAGCCGCCACGGCGGCGCACGGCCACCCAGCAGTTGCGGCTACGATCCTTGGCCGACCGGCTGCGCGGGCCGCTGTATTGTCAGAGCCTTATCAAAAGGCGATGACGAACCAGCGGCCAACCGCGCTACCTCTGCCGTTATTGCTCGACCCCGGCTTTGGCTCCGTCACTCAGCCAGAATCAGCTAAGACGTTTGGCGTCCAGTAGCCCGTGCTCACTGACCAGCAAGCAGCCCCCAGATTGTTAAGGCCAGCAGTACCCCAGCGGCAACCTCTAGCACCAGCATATCGCCCTCCACGCTCACACCGGATCACATAGGCTAAGAGATGCGGAACGCAAATACAAACGTGGTTAACGACGACGACCTCGGGGGATCGCTGCGCACCTTCGCTGCCGATTTGATCGAGAATGTCAAAGAGGCGGACACCGAGCTACAGATCGCCGCGTTCAAGGCGGTGAGCCAATTCTATATCGCGACAACCAAACTTGGTGATAAAGTGCCGCAGGACGACGAGCCGGGCGGCCTTCCGGCGATGCGGGCCGCGATGAAAGCGGTGGGGAGCACTTGATGGCGCAAACACGGTTGACTGCTGTTCGCGAGGAAGATGCGCGGCTGATCGGCGATGAGCCGCTGCCCCCGGTGGCCCCGCCTGTTCCGCGTGAAACATCGCGCGCCCAATCCGCTCTCGCGGGTCTGTTGCTGACGAGCCTGCGTGCGCTGTCGCAACGGGCCATTGTCGCGTTCGCCTCCCTGGTTGACCTGGCGTTGATTGTCTCGGCCTTCGCCTTGTGGCTTCTCGTGATCCGTGACCCGAGCACATTGCAGCTTGCCGCTCTGGCCGGGTATGCCGTGTTTATCCTGGCCGCCATCCTTTTGCGTCGGAGAGAATGATGAAGCAATACGAGTTCATGTCTGTCCCGATGACGACGGCTGCGATGGCCGCGCATGGGTTGGAAGGGTGGATGATCAAGGCCGTTCATGCCGGGATCGTGTTCATGGAGCGCGAGATCGAGCCGCCGCCGCCCGTGAGTGCGGCTGAAAAAATGGCAGACCCATCTCCTGCGCCTGCTGCCCCTGCTGTGTTCTCCCCGGTCACGGTTGCCGCCACGCCCGCCTGAGAAGAAATAGAGAAAGGTTGGAGATAGCACCCAATGGATGCGTAAAGGCTGGTTTGGCCTCATAGCCCTGCTGCTCCCGGTCGCGGCTGTCGCGCAGCAAAATCCGGGCGTACAGCAATCCGGCCCCGTCACGTCGCTTCATCTTCCCGCATGGGCCACTCAAGGCGTTTTGCAGGACGGTGGAGGGGCGGCGGGGTCGAGCGTGTTCGGGAGTGGGTATGTGACCGAGTTAGGCATCACCAACTCTGGCCTCCCGCTTTGCATCACCAGCGCCCTCCTGTCGTCGCAATCCGGTTACTATCAGTCTTGCATGGGGGCCAACGCGACGGTTCTCGGCGAGACGGGTGCGTTCTTCACCTTCAACGCCTATGGCGGGGCTGCCCAGCTTCCCTTGGTGTTCGAGATCAACGGGGCGAATTACGACTTCCCCGGCAACGGGCAGGGCAACATCCTCGGTCCTAACACATCGACGATCAACGAGCCGATGGTGTGGGCCAACACGCAGGGGACGCTGGCGAAGGATGGGCTGAACACCGCAATCGCGCACACCGGCTCATTGTCGATAACCGGGGCTACCACGCTGACCGGGGCGACCGGCCTGGCCCCGACCGCTGCAACTTTGTCGTCGCTCAATTCGCTGTATTTCCCGACTTACTCGCAACTGGCGGGTGTCAGGGACATCCTGGCTTTGTCCGGGGTTGTCTCGGATTCGGCCGGCAGCTTCCGTGACACTTTCTATGCTCAAAGCAGCGACAGCGACACGACGACATATACCCAAGCGCACACGAACTACGCCGGGAGGTTTGCCGCGTTTGGCGCAAACACCGGGACGTGGCAGGCCATCGACAAGAACATCGTCGGGCTGAACGCCTACGGCTATGCCGCAACGACGGGAACCGGGCGAGGGGTGTCGGGGATCAATACCGATGCCGTTCAGTACGGGGCCGGGATTTCCGACAACGAGTTTGCTGCTCACAATCCAAGCTCGGGTAACGGGAGCATCGCGCAATCGGTATCGATGGCTGGGGTACAGGCGATCATCGACAGCAATTATGCCGATAACGATGTGTCGCACATCGCCTACGGGATCAACATCGACAATATCGGGTCCAAGAAGATCACCGCCGCCCTGAGCGCGACAAATGGCGACGCGGACTACATGATCTACACGAACGCGGCGATGGCAGTGCATTCCGCCGCTATCACCATGCCGCATTCCGGGACAGGAAATGCCGGAACGATCATTGATTACGGGTTGAACAACGGCAATCCTGCGGGTGGATCGTACACCTATTGGGCCAGCGCCACGGATGGCGGGACATTCGGTTGGGTTGACGCAGGGGCGACGCTCGGGACGCTTGGCGTCTCGGGCTTGACGATAACGGGGAAGGTTGCGGTTGGGGGGACGTTCTCTGTTACACAGGCTAGTCCAGCTGCGGCAGATGCATGTACGGCTGGGCAGATTGTTGCTGATACGGGCTTTATATATACCTGCGCATCGACGGGAGTATGGAAGCGCGTAGCCGTCACGGGCAGCTACTGATGCGCCTTATTCTCCTCTTGGTTCTGCTCCTGTCTGCCCCGGCTTGGGCGCAAAACCAGACGCCTGTTTACCAATCCGGGAGCATGACGCCGGGGCATGCGGCCAAGTTTCTGACCAATGGGATCATTGGAGACGCTGGGCCGGCGGGTGGGGGAGCGCCGGGGGTTGGGCTGAATGAACTTGGGATCACGAACACCGGAACGCCGTTTTGCATCAACGATGGGCCTATCGTTCCTGGTTCCGGCTACCATCAACTCTGCCTCGGGGCCAACTCTCTCGGGGGCGGGTTGCTAACATACAACCCCTATGGGACGGCATCTCCGCTGTCGTTCAATTGTTTGATCAATGGGGTATTGTATCCAAACTGCTTCGGTGGCGGGACGGTAACAAGCATTACCGCGACATCACCGATCGTGGTTACGCCTTCCCCGATCACGGGTGTGGGTGTCATCAGTTGCCCTACTTGTGCAACAGGTGGCGTCACCTTTGCCGACCCGACAGCGACGATAGGGACATCGGCGGTAAATGGCTCGGCATCGACGGCGATGCGCTCGGACGCAGCACCGGCGATCCCGCAATGCTCAAGCAGCACCTTCGGAGCCTGCAAGGTTGACAACAGCACGATAACCGCTTCGTCCGGGGTTATCTCGACACCTGGGGGAGCCAACCCTACGGCGACGGCCGGGGCGAGCGCGATAAATGGATCGGCGGCTACGTTCATGCGGTCGGATGGTGCTCCAGCGCTCACCGCTGCAACGCCATCAACAGCCGGCATCGCCAAACTCAACAACGTAGGCTACCCGGCCGGATGGGTGGCGACGATCAACCCTAACAACGCCGTTGTCGTTACGGTGGGGCAGGACTCGACGATCACCGGGATTGTCGGCAGGGTCGAGACAGCGGTGGGGAGCGCAGCGACGGTATCGGTTTACAAGGCCCCGAGCGGTACGGCTTGCTCCGCTGGTACGGTTCTCCATTCCGGGAGCTTTAACGCGAACGGCACGGCAGCGACTAACCAGACGCTGAGCGTTACCGTGAGTACGTTGGCGGCGGGTGACTCGATCTGCTACCAGACGACGGGAACGGATTGGACCACGGGCGCCGGGATCGGCACCATAACCATCTACTTCGCCCCGACATGATCCGGCCTCTCGCCCTTCGCTTTCTGGTCACGGCATTCCTGGTGCTATGCGTGACTGCGCCGGGTTGGGTGATACAAGCTCCATCCGCTGTCTGCGATCCAAACCAGACGTTCACAACCCCCGGAGTGCATACCTACATTCCCTGCGCAACAGCGGATTTATTCGTTGAAGCAATAGCCGGCGGCGGCGGCGGCGCCGGCAACAATATCTCAGGTGGAGGTAATAGCGGCGGCAGGGGGGGAGACTTCGCCGCTGGAACCATGAGCTTTGTTAGTGGACAGACCTACTACGTCCTCGTTGGGTTTGGCGGTAATGGTGTGACTTCGGGTGCCCCCGGCACAGGAACAATATCTTATGTTTGCGGGGCAACCACACTAAATTGCGATACTTCTCGCGCCACTTGTATATCACAAGGCATTGAATACCCCGATTGGGTTTGTGCCAACAACGGCTATAATGTTCCAGGTGGCAGCAAAGGAGCTACCACGACATTCGGCGGCCAAAGTTCCAACGAAGGCAGCGGCACGGGCGGTAGTGGCGGGGCAGGCGGTGCAGGCGCGGGCGGTGCTGCCAGCAACGGGTCTGACGGCACAGCTAGCGCCAATACATGCGGCAGCACGGGCGGCGCGGGCGGCGCAGGCGGCACCGGAAGCCCCAGCGGTGGGATGGGTGGTAACGGCGGCAATGGAGATTGTAGCGGGCATGCTCCTGGGCAAAACGGTCAACCCGGCAATGCGCCCGGTGGTGGCGGTGGTGGTAGCGGAGGCTCAAGCGGCGGCGGCA